GCCGGCCCGGTCGGCCACCGTCACCGGGTCGAAGGCGTCCTGCAGCTTGTTTTCCACAGCCAGTTCGGTGCGGAAATGCGGCATGACCGCCGCCGCCGCCGCATCGGCCAGCCGGTCGAAAAACGATTTTGAGATGGCTGTGATCTGCATGGCTGATATGTTCCCGACAGGCCGCGCAACAGGACGCAACGTTACGATCCTGCCTTGAACGGCGGTTCATCCTATTGTTTTTATTTTTGGATTCAAAGAAAAGCAAATATTCTTTCCGCGACGGACGCTTGCAGCGGCGCCGTCATCTCCCATCATGGCGCGAAACCGAGCGGATTTGCTACCGCGCAGGGTTGACCAATACGACGAAAGTAGGCATTTTAGAGAGGTACAGCGCGGCTTCCGCGCTGTCCGCCCTCCTTGGGCGTTTCCTCCCTAAGACTTGGGCCGCCGCATTCGCGACGGCCCCTTTTCTTTTGGGCGAGGTCCGATGGCCGCGCGACACCGCCGGCACCCGTTTCTGAAAACGTTTCAAGTCCTGCCGCTCACTCCGCCGCGAAGCGGCCGGGCGATGGGCAGACCAGTTCGATCGGCAGCTGCGTCAGGCCGTCGATGAAGCCGCCCAACTCGGCGGCGAGGCGGACGAAGCCGGAGTGCGGCTCCAGCGTCCGCTCGTCCATGTAGAGCGCCCGGTTGACCTCGATCTGCATGGCGTGCAGCCCCTTGGCCGGCCGGCCGTAATGCTCGGTGATGAAGCCGCCGGCATAGGGCCGGTTGATCGCCACCTTGTAGCCGAGCGCCGAGAGCGCGTTGGCGGCGTGGTCGATCAGCGCCCGCGCCGCCGAGGTGCCGTGGCGGTCGCCGAGCACGAAGTCGGCCCGTCCGCGGCCGTCCTGCCCCCGCACCGACGACGGCATCGAGTGGCAGTCGATCAGCACGGCCCGGCCGAAGCGCACGTGCGTCTGGGCGAGTAGGCGGGTCAGCGCCGCGTGGTAGGGCTTGTAGAGCGTCTCGATGCGGTCGAGCGCCACCTCCACCGACAGCGGCCCGGCGTAGATCTCCTCGCTGTCGGAGATGATGCGCGGCACCGTGCCGAGCCCGCCGGCCACCCGGATGGAGCGGACGTTGGCAAACGGCGGCAGCCGCCCCTCGAACATGCGCGGGTCCAGTTCGTAGGGCTCGCGGTTGACGTCGAGAAAGGCGCGCGGGAAATGCGCCCTGAGCAGCGGCGCCCCGACCGACACCGCGTGCATGAACAGCTTGTCCACATGCGCGTCCTCGGAGAGGCGGATGCGGCGGCTGTCGAGGCGGCTGGCGGCGAGGAATCCCTCCGGATAGGCGGCGCCGGAATGCGGCGAGTTGAACACGAAGGGATGCGTCTGCTCCGGCGGCGCAACGATCTCGAAGGGCGGTTCCGAGCGGAAATCGGTGACGACGCGCATCCTTCTCCAGTCCGTCAGGGGCCTCTTCCGGGCCGCGACCGGCCCGTCGGCGAGCCGAAAAACAGGGCTTCGCTACTCCTGATTCTGGAGCCTGCCCTGTTTTGCCGGCCCTGTCCATTGTCAACGTGGCCTAGAAACCTCCGCCGGCAGACCGGCCGGCCCGATGTCAAATTCGCTCGACTACGGGGTTTGAACGCCCCGGCAAAAAGTTCTAAACAGGGGAAAAGAGCCCGGAACGCCGTCGCGCTTACGGCAAATTTACCGTGACGGGGCTCTTATCGAGATCAATGGACATCCGCGCGGCCGTCGCCGCCCCTTCTGACCGGAACAGCAAATGAACCGTATTCTCCTGGCCGAAGACGACAACGACATGCGCCGCTTCCTTGCCAAGGCGCTCGCCAACGCCGGTTACGACGTCGTCTCCTACGACAACGGCCGGAGCGCCTACGAGCGTCTGCGCGAGGAGCCGTTCACGCTGCTCCTCACCGACATCGTCATGCCGGAGATGGACGGCATCGAACTGGCCCGCCGGGCGACCGAACTCGACCCCGACCTGAAGATCATGTTCATCACCGGCTTTGCCGCCGTTGCCCTCAATCCCGACAGCCAGGCGCCCAAGGATGCCAAGGTGCTGTCCAAGCCCTTCCACCTCAAGGACCTGGTCCGCGAGGTGGAGAAGATGCTGGCCGCCGCCTGAGCGGCTGGCGACTTCTGGCGTGGAAACAGGTTTTCAGCCAAGGACTTGAAGGGGAATTCGGAAAAGCGTTCCGAACCCCTTGCACGGGGCGGGAAAGGACGCTATATCCCCGCCCACGCCGCCGATGAGGCGGCCCCGCAAGGAAAACCGGGCGTGTAGCTCAGCGGGAGAGCACTACGTTGACATCGTAGGGGTCACAGGTTCGATCCCTGTCACGCCCACCATTCCTTCCAAGGGCTTAGCGAGAAATCGCTGAGCCCTTTGCTTTTCAGTGTCACCGGAGAGTCACCAATAAGTGCTACTTACGCGGCCTCGCGAAACAAGCCATCGAACAATCCGGCCGTCAAAAACATGGGCTGAACACGGTCGGCGAGCGCCAGGGCAGTGGGGGCCGTAAATAGCACATCGAACACCAAGTCATTGAGCTTTTTAGGTACACGCGTACCTCGTCGCCAATCCCCGATAAACTCTGCGCATCTTTTGGAGCAAAAAGCCTGCCTCCGTCCGGTCACAACAAATGAGCCTCCACATGCCCGGCACACAGAGGTTTTGGTATTATCGGCAAGCTGTTTCGCTCCAAACTTTGAAATGCACGAGAGACTACAAAACCGGTGATCTGGCCGCCGCTTGATGAATCCAGCCCCGCACATCTCGCACAAGGCATAGCCATACTTTCGCGTCCCTACTTTTTTACATTCTTGTGAGCAATATAGGCCACCTCCGTTTACGGCTGAACCTTTATACCTTCTATATTCTTTGCCACACGCCGCACAGACTCGCGGCGCGCCCTCTCTATGCTTCAGCTCGATCCACGCGCGATTGTGCGCCCAGAAGCTTCGCTTCATGCCCAGATCGCCTCGAAGGCTCATCTGCGCTTGGCAACATTCATCAGAGCAATATCTGAAACCTCTGGTTTGGTAGTCGTCGGGGATATCACCGCCGCAGCGGAGGCATGTAAACCGCGACTCGGTGTACTCTGGCTGCCCTTGAGCCCAGGTTGGACGAACAGCCCCGATCCGGCGAAGGCACTCATCCACAACCCCGGACGCTTCAGTGTCGGCAGCCAGCCAGGTAGAACCGCTGTCGCAAAGTGCGGCCCGCAGTCCGGCCCTACACGGTCCCTCAAACTCAAACGGGCTAGATGTCCACTCACGCATGATCCGGACGATCCTATCGACCGTCGTTTGTCTGAGTTGGCCGGTAAGCAGGGGCTTTGCCATAATCAACCCCCGAACGCTGCATCAAATAAGCCGGCCGACATGGGCCGCGTCGATATCGGCGGTAGCACCTTCACTCCTTCCGGTGGCCTTGCATCGTCGATAGCTTCGATAAAGACCCGATCCATGGCCGTGAGAATGACCACATGGTGCGGCTCGATCGGCAGGCGATGGAGGTCGGCATAGGCTGCTATCTCGGCATAGGTGATCGGGCGCAGCCCCCCGAACCCCATAGCCCGCGTGCGGCTGAGATCTCCAAACCATCTCCAGAGGAGATCGCCACCGGCAGGAATACGCGGACGGTCGCCGGCCTTGAGGTTGCGCACTATCTCCGCGCAGAGGAGCTTGGAGAGATCAGCCATTGCGGTAGTCCCCGCCCGCCTTTTGCGCCTGGTGGGCCGCCAGCGTTGGAACGACGCGACGGCCGGACTCCCGTACCGAAGTCGCTATAATCGAAGGCGCCGCGCTCTGAACGTGCTGCTGGGAGACCTTGGCGACATAGGCCTGAAGATTGCCGTTGTTGTCGACGGACACACGGACATCGCTCGTCACCTTCATGGCACCACTACCGCCACCCTGCGCTGCCACGCCGAGCCGCCCGCCGCGATCACGCTTGAGCGGCATGATGGCTTCCGGCCCAGCCTCACCCATGAGGCCGGTTCCATTGGCGAATGGGAACAGCGTCGGCCGATTGACGACACCGCCACGTGCAAAGGGGACGACGCCGGCCGGGCCGAAGGTGCCGCCGTCTGCAAAGCCCAAAAGTTTACTGAGAAAGCCGCCAGCCCCACTGAATAGCGACCCAAGAAGTCCGCCGGAGCCCTGCCCGCTCGCCGAACCCGTGAGGAGATAATTGAGGCCTATATCGAGCATCTTATCTCCCAGGCTATTCAGGGCATTAGATAACGCTTCGGAAGCGCTCTTACCTTCGATCAGGTCCGATACAAAACCCTTCATCGCATCACGGGTCGCGTTCTTGACCTCCTGTGCCGCATAGTCCAGATCCTCCTGCGCTTTGCGCAGCTTTTCCGCCTCCACTTCCGCCACGGACATCTGCGCAGCCAGCTCGGAAATATTAGCGGCCATCTCAGGGGTAACATTGACGCCGGCGGCGAGCAGTTCGTTGAGCATCTCCTGCTCATGATTCATCTTGGATACCTGCTCGGCAGTCAGCCCGACCGTCTCCCCCTGGCGCTCCTGCTCGTCGATGTACGCACGGGCGGACTTCACAATGTCGTCGTAAGTCTGTTTCTGTTCCTTCAGGCCGGCGTCCATATTCCCGAGGCTGAGGGATGACTTGTCGAAGGCGCCGCGAATGGTGGCGTCGTCAACGCCCTGAAGGCTGGTCCATTCCTTCCGGAGCGCACCCGGGTTGTTGCCGCGCTGCCGGAGCAGTTCCTCGGCAAGCCGATCCTGCATCGCCGGATCGAAGGTATCCGTTCCCTTGAGGCCGAGCTGATCGCGGAGGCCGCGCAGGGTGGTACGGGTCATCTGGTAGCGGCCGAGGGCCGACGAGTTGAAGGTGTTCTCCGGATTGGCGAGCATCTTTCCCTGAAGTGCGTCAATCTGGTCGAGCGTCATCATGGTCAGGTTTTTGTCGCCGCCGGTGAACTTGCCGTAGCCGAGCGTTTCGTTGTAGCCGCGCCCCCGGTCGGTTCCTTCGGTGAAGCCGATCAGATCGAGCATGCCCTTTCCAGCCGCCTCGGTGGCATCCTTGCCGGCAAGTGCCTTCAGCGCCTGATCGCGCAGGGCGTTGGCGTTGTAGACCTCGCCGAGCGTGCGAGCCTTCGACAGAGCGGCATTGTAGGCTGCGTCGATCTTGGTGCGGGCATCGAGTTCGACGAGACCTTTGGCGAGGCCGGGGATTTCCGCCGCCAGCGCCCGCACTGCGTCGGCGTAGGTCTTGAGACCGTTTGCGCCCTGTGCGGCGCCGCCGGCTGTCGACGCGAGAGAGTTGGACAACTGTTTGACCGGCTCCGTAGCCGTCTTCGCTGCGCTGGCGGCCGTTTCCGATCGCTTCTGAAGAACATCGAGGATAGTTCCCTCTTCTGCACCAAGCGCCTTCATCTGGTCTTCAAGCGTCGAAATGATCTGGCTGTTATCGGCTCCCCAAGCGCCGCCGATGCCTTCGCGATCCTGTGCCCGTAGCGCGAGGATCTTGTTTTCTATGTCGATCCGCTCGCTGCCGATTTCGGCGAGTCGATTGGAGAGGCGCTTTGTCGATTGATCCTGAAAATCCTGAAGCCGGTCGAAGAAGGCGGACAGCGCTTCGGTGACCTCGATGATGCCGACCTTCAACCGTGTCGAGACAGTAGTGGCGATCTGATCGAACTTCCGATCGATCTCCGCAGCCTTGGTGATCACCTCGTCGGACATCACAACGCCGAGGTCGTTGGCTTGCTGGATCGTCCGGGCGATGCCGTCGGCGCCCTGGTCGATCAGTTGTACGAACTTCTCGCCACCCTGACCGCCGAACAGTTCGTCGAAGATGCGGATTTGCGCCGCCTTGTCGAGCTGCTGGACGCGGCGGATGATTTCAACGAGTAGGGCAGAAGGATCTTTTAGGCGCGTGGCGAGCTCGCCTGCGGTGAAGCCGAGACGCTGGAAACTCTCGGCGCCGGAACCGGAGCCTGTCTTGATCCACTCATCAGCCCTAAGCTGCAGTTCCTTCATGCCGTCCGCCAGGGCGTCGACTTCAATGCGGTTCTGTGAGGCGACGAAGGCCAGTTCCTGAAACGCCTTGGTCGACAGGCCGGCCATCTTCGCCTTGTCGCCGACCTCTGCAATTCCCTTGGCGATCGAGCCAAGATTGCCGACGATCTGGGTGAGGCTGCCGGCCGCAAGGCCGCCGATCAATCCGCCAGCGAAACCACCTCCGACCGTGCCGAGCGTCGACATCATGGTCTTTCCGAAGACGCCGACCTTTGTACTGACCGAGGCGAACGCCTGGTTCATACGCACCGTGGATCGGATGGCATCGTCTTCCATCTGCTTGGTGGCCTTGCGGGAATTGAGCGTCATTTCCCGATAGGAGCGGGCGGTGATGCCGTTCGCCTTCGCCATTTGCTTTTCAAGATCGCCGAGCTTGGCGACGATCGTAATGGCAAGCTGCTCGTCATTGGCTGCGGATAGAGCACTCATCAGGCAGAACTCCAGTCGTCAAGGTCACCCTCGAAGGTGTCGTAGGAGGAAACGCTGGTCTCGCCAGCGGCGGCACGGGCAACGGCCATGGCGCAGGCAACGGCGCCGTCGATGCGGTCCTTTGACCGGCCCTTATGGAACATGCGGTTGCCCGCCTTGTCGGTCTCGACGGACACGTTGTCGAAGTGCCAGCGCAGAATCGGATGGCCGCCGTGACGGAACCGGCCGCCGACAATGGCGCGCTCCAACTCCTTGACGGCTGGCGCCATGGTCACCCAGCCTTGCCGCATCTCGACGGCCGGCAGGCCATCCTCGAGCAGGTTGTTCATGGTGTTGCGGGCAAGGTGCGGATCGAAGGCGATTTCTCGCACGTTGAAGCGGGCGCAGATTTCGCGGATCTGATCCTCGACGGCGCGGAAGTCGACGACGTTGCCGGACGTCGGGATGATCAGGCCTTGATCGGCCCAGGCGGGATAAGGAACGTCGTCCCGGTCGGCACGGCGGCGCAGGTTGTCTTCCGGGCAGAAGAACCACGGATAGACCACAAACCCGTCATCACCATCGCGCCATGCCGCCACAACAGCCGTCAGGTCGGTGTTGGAGGAAAGGTCGACGCCGAGCCAGCACGGCGCCTGCCTGGCCTCCAAGTCGTCAAGATCGACCTCAAAGCGGCCCCGATCGTAAACCGCCATGTCGACGAAGGGCGAGGCGGAGTGATCGAGCCAGAGGTTCAGGTTGTATTGCTGAAAGCTCTCGCGGTCGGATGGTGAGATGATCGCCTTGCGTGCCTTGTCGCGGTAGCTGGCGAGATCGGGATAGCCATGCTGCATGCCGGGATTGACGGCAAACCAAAGGGCTTCGTCCTGCCAATCATCCTCCTTCTCGGCGGCGAAAATCACCGGCAGCGTGGCAGGATCGTCGATTTCACCGCGCTGAACCTTCATCGCGTATTCGACTGTCTGCCAGGCGAGGTTTTCTTGTCCTCGTCCCGCCGTGGTGGCAACGATCAACAGCGTGTTCGGCACCTTCACCAGAGCGCTGTCGAGCGCTTCCCACTGGCGCCGGCCGGCGGCGCCCTCCCAGGCATGAAGCTCGTCGGCGATGACGACGTTCGGCGTCTTGCCGTGCTGAACCTTGCCATCCGAGGCCACGGCCATGTAGCGGCTGCGTTCGCGGGCGAATGTGATCGAGCTTGTATATTCGCGAACCGTAAGATGCTTCAGCATGCGCGGATCGCTCTCGACGATCAGCGCCGCTTCTTGGAACAATTCCTTGGCCTGCTCATGCGCCGAGGCAGCCGACACGATGAGGCCGCCGGGCAGACGCTCCGGCCCCATCAGATGCACCAGCGTAAGGCCTGCGCAAAGACTGGTCTTTCGACCGCCGCGCGGCAGTAGCAGCACCAGGCGGCGAACCATCCGCGTCCCGTCCGGATGGCGCGGCCCATAGAGGCGCCGGACGATGCGCTCCTGCCAGTGGTCGAGCTGGAAGGGATGCCCACGCGCCGGGTTCTTGGGGTGCCGCAGGCTCCGGAGCCACTGAACAGCCACCTCGCCGCGCCCGAGCGGGTCGGGTATCTCCGAACCATCGTTGATCCATGACGGTATCAGCATAGGCGCCCGCCCGGATGGTTGTCGAAGAAGGGCAACAGAAGCTCGTCGCTATCTCCGTCGTCGCGGATGGTCGGCCGCGATCGCGATACCGGGGTGAGGCCCAACTCGGCGGCGAGCAATCGCGCCGTAGCCATCGCCTTATCCTGAATGCGGCAGAGCTTGGCGAAGGCGTCGGCATTGTCTCCGACACCGCCGATCATGGCTTGAACTTCGCGAACCCGGCCGACGCTGACGCAATAGTTTTCAAGGGAAGCAAGGTCAGCCCCGGTGAGAATGCGGCGATCGACGAGCAGCGGCAGCACCCGTCGCCACTCGTCGCGCGCATTCTCGGACATCCACTCCGGTGCGGGCATATCGCCGCTGAGGGCGTCGCGGTCCTCGCGGAGGATGGGCTTCATCCCCTTCATTCGACCCTCATGCAACGGAGTTCGAGGCCCTTGCGGCGGCCGATCTCGACGACTTGCTTAATGTCGAAAGGGTGGCCGCCGTACATCACCCGATCGGCAAGAGCCACATCGGGCAGGTAGCGGGTTCTGAAAACGATGATGGTTTCATCGCTGGCGCCGTGGTCCCTTATGAACTCGTCGGTGCTGGCGCTCACAACCTGCGCCCTCAACGTCGCGCGATTGACGAACGTCGATTGGACGTTGCCATACATGTCCGGCTCGCCCACGGTCCAGAGCTGCAGAACAATCATGCGGTCGAGGTTGCCAGAGCGCATCACTGGATCTCCTGTATCTGGCTGGTGACCGTGACAATGCCGTGGGCTGTCTCCCCATCCGGGTCGCGAAGGAAGCGCTCCGAGGTGACAGCGAGGTCAATGCAATGAAACCCTTCGCCCAGGTCGAGCCGCTCACGCAGAGCATGGCGAATGGCGCCGCCGATCGCTTTTGCTCCGGTCAGTCCGCCTTCCTTTTTCCAGATATGCAGATCCATGTAGACGCGCTGAATGCTTCGGCTGATGCTGCCACCTTCGTCGACGAGCTGAGCTTCGCCGAAGATGATGGACGGGCTGGGAGATGGACGGGCATTGCGGTCGAGAATGGCGTCAGCTGGCACGAGAGCTATCACGCCAGCGGTCGAGACTAACCGGGCACGTATGGAACTCTGCAGGGCAAGCGCTGCCGTCATTTCTTCCCCCAATTATTGGCAATAACCTTCTTCGCTTCGCGACGAAGGCGGGCGCGAACCGACTTGTTGTTGAGGCGAACGGCGGGCCAGAAGAAGGGTTGCGGCTCGACGATGGTGCCATTCGGGCCTGTGTGGCCGTACTCGACCAGGTGTGGATATCGGACCTCGGCATTCCCCGCCGTGATCATCGCTCCACCTTCGGGTGCGCTGGCGGACCCGCCCGGCTGGCTATAGGGCGGTGTGGCTTGACCGCCCGGCGTGACGACGATGCTTTCGATCAACGCGCCGGTGTCCTTTGACGCCAGAGCCATCGTACGCATGTCGTCGGCGACCCTGTCCGCTTCCTCGACGGTCACGGTCGCCATGCGATCCTTCACATAACGAGGGATCGCGTTGAGCCGGCGCTGAATTCGCGAAAGGCCTCCATCGTCAGCCATCGAACGAAAACTCCCGATAGTCATCGATGGCGTCTTGCACACCGAAGGGAAGAGAGGCGCCGTTGATGCCGATCAGGCTGGCTTCGCGGTTCTCGTACCAATGCGCAGCCAACAAGCCGACTGCCTCGATGAGCACGCTCGGGATTGGCTCCTGATCCTCGCCGCCGTATCGCTGTTCGATCTTGAAGCCGAGCTGACGTTCAATGTGGTTCTGCGCGGCTTCAATCTTGCGGGAAAGAAGCTGATCCTCATCGGTCCCGAGGTCGGCCGTAAGGTTCAACTGCTCCTTCAACTGCCCGACTGTAAGGATAGCCATTTCCAGAAAACCCCAATTAGATCAAATCGTGAGATAACCTCCCCGCGCCGGTCCCCGGCCTAAGGGGAAAGTCCCTAGCCACCCCCCGGCCTCATGCGACCGAACGCACCACTGTGCTTTGCAGGGTGAGCGTGAACACCATGGTCATGAGGCTGTTCGCCTCGTCGAAGGCGTCTTCAAGTCCAGTGACCAGGGCGAGGAACTGCCGCCGGCTGCCATCTGACAGGTCGACACGGATCGCGAACGCTTCGGTCGAGACCTCGGCGATCAGCATGCGTTCCTGCCCGGTGTCCTCAGGGTCGGTTGCTACGACCACTTGCATCTGCCGGGCGGGTGCATAAGCCTTGTCGATGGCGACGTGACCAGGGATAGTGAGATCATCCATTGGCCCTGGCACTGAGGACTCGTTGGTCTGCCACTCACCAGCGATGCGCCCCAAACCGATGAGAGGACGGACTTCGGTCCATATCTCATCAGCGAAAGCGCTCTCCATCACAGCCCATTCGGGTTGTTCTCCACGAGCCGAGCCGATGAACAGGTGTGAGCCGGTGGTGGCATAGAGCGCCATCGATCAACCCTCAGCCTCGGCAGCCGCCTTGCGGAGGATGTTGGAGTTCACCGCCAGCGACGCGTTGAGCTTCATCACGTTGTTGGCCTGGTCGAACTGCTCGGCCGCGCTCATCACCTTGGCGATGAACTTGCGCTCGCTCGGCGTGCCCCCGGCAGGGGCGTCGTTGAGCACCAGCTTGAAGGCATAGTCATGCTTGGCTTTCTCAGCCGCGATGATGGCCGTCTGTCCGGCATCGTCGCCGTCGATGGCGCACACCACTTCCATGGTTCCAGCGTTGCGGGTGCCTTTCAGCACCTTATCGCGGCCCTCGTTGATGAGCGACTGAGTGATTGCCTGCGAGGTATCGCCGAGGGTGCCGAGACCATCGAGACCGGTGATTTCGGTCCATGTCTGAGCGGTGAAGTCACTCTCCACGAAGTCCGTGGACTTCATGGCGAGCACGCCGCCGATATAGAGCTTGCTGCCGGCAGTCGCGTAGATCGTCATTTCCGCTTCTCCTGCGCCTGCTTGGCGCTGTTGTGGCAATGCCGGCAAAGGGGCTGCCAGTTGGTCCGATCCCAGAACAGGCGATCGTCGCCCTTGTGCGGCTTGATATGGTCCACCACCGATGCGGGTTCGCCGCATCGGCAACAGGTGGGGTTGAGCTTGAGGAAGGCTCTACGTTCGGCCTCCCACGTACGGGTGTATCCACGCGCCCGGGCGCAGGGACGCTTGTCGTCGAACCGGGCCTTGCGCTCCCTGTCGCGCTCGACGGTCTTCGGGCAACGCTCACCATCGGCGTGAACGCCACCACAAAGGCCACAGATGCGGGGAGCGCGGATCGGCATGGTCAGGTCACCGGGCGCTGATGGGCATTGCCCTTGACGAGAAGGGCGCTGGCAGCGATCGAGGTTCCGCTGTTCTTGGTCACCACCAGGCGGAGGTACCGCTTGAAGCCGCGATAGCCGACCTTCACGACACTGTCGGCCGAAAGCGAAGCAGGGAGTGCGCCTTGCAGATCGTCGGCGCCGACATCAGTGAAGTCGCCCGACGTGGTCGTGTCGCTCTCCTGGACCTTGGCGGCATAATCGCCGCTGCCGACGATGGCGCCGGTGTTGATGACGACGGCCGCGCTCTCGAAGCCGAGAAGGTCGAGAGCGGCGCCGGTGGTCGTGGCAGCAAGCACAGCCGGAGCGAGCGCCTGGACCACGCCGATGTTATTGACGATGTCACGCATTGTCGGGTTCTCCTCAGCTCGCGGTCATCTTGAGTTTGCGGAAGCGGGACGCCTGCAGCACACCACCACCGACGCGGCGCGTGGCGTGGATGCGGGTCATGCCCTCAGTGGCGAGCAGGTAGGGGTTGACGAGGATCGACAGGCCGACACGGTCGACGATGCGATAAGCCGAGAAGTCGCCGTAAATGATCGGGAAGGTGCCCGAGGCAACGTCCGGCATGTCGACCATTTCAACCACAGGCCTGCCCAGGATGGTTTCCGGTTGGCCGGCGACATAGGAAGGCTGCCAGAGATAGTTGTTCTGGCCGTCCTTCAACTTGCGCAGGGCGGCAAGCGTGGTGCCGTTCATGCCCCATGAGCCGGCATTGCGATAAGCCGCCGGCAGGGCGTAGAGCAGAGAAATCAGCGCATCGGCCGAAAGGTTCGTTGCATGGCCGTTGATGGTGAAGCCGATATCGGCATTCACCATGAAGCCTTCGGGCTGAAGGGGGCCGGAGCCGTTGACGAAGGCAGCGCCTTCCTTCTTGCCGAAATCCTCCGCCAGAGCCATGCGGACTTCCGCTTCGGCGTTGCCGCCGCTGTCGGCCAAGAGCTGATTGGAGACATCGACAAAGGTGTTGATCTCCCGAATGGGAATCTCAGCTTGGCCGAGACCAATGTTGCTCTCTTCCTGCGACTGCGTTTCGCCCTTCCATTTGGCATTGGTGCCGGAAGTGCGCTTCGGGTAGATCACGCTTGGTGCCCCGGTGGTGCGAACCGAGGCAATCGGACGAACCGGCGACACTTCGACCAGGTCGCGAATGAACTCTGCCGACATTTCGGCTGGAGCGAGGTAACCGCCCTGCGTGTCCGTCGATACGGTGAGTGCACGGATTTCTTCTGTCGGCGCCTGGTTGCCAAAGCGAAGGTAGGCACCGAAGGCCCTACGCTCGGCAGTCGGCTCGTTCTGTTGCTGCTGTCCGTCACCGGGGCGGTTGGAGCGCGTTTCCACAGCGGCAATACGATCGGTCAGCGTGCGCACTTCCGTCCGAATGGCTTCAACGCCCTGCTGGTGCTGGGATTGGAAGGAGGTCTGCGCACTGCGCATTTCCTCGATCGCAGCGACGGCCTCGGCAATCGGATCACCTCCGCCGCCGGCACCTTCGCGAGTTTCGATAGGCAGGTTCTTCATGGTCAACCTTTCAGGGAGAAGGCGCGAGCAGCCGCCTTTGCGGCCAAGGCAAGACGGATCGCCGCGCCGGTGCGATCGTCAGAGCGAATGCCCGTCACCTCGGAGCCAGGGACGGATGCAAAAGCGGTAATGCTGATCTCGACGAGTTCGGCCGCCGTGATGGTCCGAATGCCATTGCGCTGCTCGGCCTTGGTGGTGATGAACCCGATGCTAAGGCCCCTCACATCTTCAGCGAGCAGCATGGCGCGGACTTCGCGGGCTCGCTGAACCTCAAGGTTCATCTTTCCTACGGCTACCAGCCCTTCAGCTGTTGACCGGAGCGAGGTCCACGAGCCGAGGACTTCGGACGGATTATGCGCCCAGAGCATAGGCACAGACCGGCCGGCGAGGCCCTTGAACGTGGTTTGGGTGAAGGTCGAACGATAGCTGTCGACGACGCCGAAACGGACGGCGACCCCTTCAAGGGCACCGTCTTCAAGTGTTCCGGTAAAGCGGACTTCGACAATCCCGGCATGTTCGGTGGCAAGGCTCATTCTCAGCCCTCCGAGCCGAAGTTGCGGCGATCGCCGGCAAAGGCGTCGACCTGCACTTGAATCCACTGGATGCCCTTGAGCACCCGAACGACGTTCTTGTGCGTGAAGGGAACCGGCTTGCCCTCGTCTTCGATCTGCCAGTCGAGCGCGCAGCGGGCGAGACAGCCAATCCGCGCCGCCTCCCTCGCCTCAAAGGAAATGCCACCATCAGAGCCGGCGGCCTCGGCGATCTCGTCCATCATGGCGATGCGGCTACGGCGCTGCGTCTCGCTATCCGGCCCAGCGAGCAGAAATCGCATGCCGGTCGGCTTGCCGGACCACGGATCGATGACATCGAGCCAGCGGCCCTTGTCCTGATCTACGATGTTGCTGCGAGCTTCACTGAGGTCCATTGCCTGCCTCCTGAGGCGCGGTGGCGCCGGGCTGGTTCGATCCGGTATTCGGATTGGCGAAGACGTTGCCGCCCTCGTATGGCGCCAGTCCTAGCCAGCCCCGGCCCTCGTTTGGGTTGAGGACGCGCGAAGCGACAAGGGAGTTGATCGCCGTGGCGCGGGCGCCAAGGTCTGCCCGCGTCAAGTCGTCACGGTCGAACCGGATGGCAAAGCGGCGGCGCTCGTTGGCCGCGAACAGAGCCCGGCGCATGGCGCCTTCCAGCGCCTTCAGCCAAGGCTCAAGGCAGTAGGTCAGAAACTCCCGGCCCATCTGCTCGCTGTTCGACCAGGTCGCGCGATCCAGCTCGAACAGCATCGAAGGAGGTACCCGGAAGGCGCGGGCGATCTCGATCACCTGCTCTTTGCGTAGCTCCAGAAACTGCGCATCGACCGACGATAGGGTGAGCGGCTGGAACTCCATGCCGTCCCACAGCAGCGGAACCTTTCCTGCGTTGTCGGCGCCAGCGAAGGCGTTCTTGAACGAGTTGGCGATTTTCTTCGCCGTCTCGTCGCCAATCTGCTTCGGTGATTTCAGCACGCCGGATGGCTTTGCGCCGCGCTCGAACAGCTTCTTGGCATGCCCTTCCATCGTCTTGGCTACGCCGATTGCATCGGCCGCCAGAGACAGAGGGCAACGGCCAAAGGGTGAGCGAAGGTGGATCACATCGGAGGCAGGAACAGCGCCGTTGTTGATCTTGAACGACGGCTCCTGCCGCCCGTCCGCCGAATAGTCGACGACGGTATAAGCCGGCTCATAGCGGACGATCTCGCGGATCTCCGAACCGAAGCGGTTCACCCAGGCAACGCCGCCCTTGTCGTTGGTGAGAGCGGTTGCGACCAGATCGCGGATAAGCTCGAAGGTCGATGACCACTCATTGGGCTGGTCGGCGAGCAGCACCGCAACAGGGTGACTGCGAACCGGCGCCTCGGTGCCATTGTCGGCGATCTCGACCACGCCGATATCGAGGCAGGCCGCCGCTTCGGCGATGGTGCGGATCGCACCTTGCACGGCCGGAACGGTCAAAGCCGTGGCCAGAGCGGTTGAACCGAACACGCCGCCAGTGAGGACAGCATATTCGTCTTCGGTGGGTTCGGCGAGCGAACGGCGTTCGAGAAGGGAGAATGGCCAAATCATCGTGGCCTCATCTTACTTCCCTACGCTATTACCTCAATATATTGTTCCTATACTTTTCTCCAACTGTATTAAGTTATAGATTGTTATCTCACTCTTTCTATTGCTATCTTATATTGGGTGATAGTTGGTGACAGTTAGTGATAGTTCAAATTCAAACTGTCACAGGCAAAAAGACATGAAAAACAATTACTTATGTCGTCTTTATGATAGTTGTGATAGTTCCCTATCGTTGCATAAGAAACTTTCGGTTCGGATAGGTCGGAGCGTTTAAAATATATAGACGCGCGGAAAAACTATCACAACTGTCACTGAAAAGCGCCAAGCACCTGTGATCGCTGATCTAATTGCCGGTGACAGTTGGAATTTGAACTATCACTAACTGTCACCAACTATCAGCGCCGGCTAGCCGCAGGCAACGCTGACAAGGGCCTTCCCGGAAAAAGCATATGCTTCAAATCGGCTGTTCGCAAGAATACCTCACGTCTACAATGATTTCGAGGGTTTTCGAGGGTTTTCGATAGTTTCAAGTTGAAACTATCGAAGGAATTATTCGTTTATGTTCAACAACATAGAACATACCTTCGAGGGTTTCGAGGGTTTTTGTCGTGTAATATAGACTTCTCGATTTTTTAAGCTGAGCAGAAAAAACAGCGCAAACATATAGATGCGCGCAAAAACCCTCGAAACCCTCGAAGCGAGCACCTAACATCCTGAATAGGAAGAGAATTTCGGCGCGATAGTTTCACGGTGAAACTATCGAAAACCCTCGAAAACCCTCGAACGCCGCGACATACAGGATAACCGCCACAAGCGTCAGCGGGGTTGCGGGGTTCATCCTCCCATTTGGGAGGATCTCAGACTACCATCCAACCTATAGATCATTGTTTTTATTATGCTTGGGAGGATTTGGGAGGATGGGAGGGTTATCTGAAGTCTTGTATGTGTGAGCGCTCGCACGCATACATGTGAGACCCTGAAAAAACCTCCCATCCTCCCAAATCCTCCCATCCCGTTTAGATACAACGGCTTATGCGACTTTCAATCGTCCCATAATCCTCCCAACCAGGAGGAATGTTCCCAAAGCGACCAAGGAAGTAGCGGCCTGACTATACGCCCTTCTGACTTGGGGAGCAATGCCCCCCCGGTCGACGGGGGTGCGGGGGCCAGCAGTCGCCGTTCAAGGGCGGGCAAGGAAACGCCGCCGACAGGAGCCGGCGGCGCGAGAAAAGCACCAGAGCGGTTAGCGCGGCCGAACTGTGGCCGGCAGCGCCAGCGCGATCCTTGGAGTTACGCTCGGCATAGGATCTATGCGAAGCCATCCGGCCTTGATGAGTGCGTCAAGATGCCGGTGCAAGGTCCGCTTCGTCACGCAGCGCCCCAGCTGCAGCATGATCTGATCTTCATCCAGCCGGATAGTCGTTACATCGGGCCAGCAGTCAATCATTGCCATCGTAATGGCCGAAGCAACGCCCTTTTCCTGCAAACCGAGGCTAAAGCTTGCCGTGGCGGTACGAAGCCACGCCGTAGGGGTTATTTTCACGCTGCGCCCTCCTGCATGGACATTTCCCTTCGCTCGGTCGTCGAGGCATAGACCGGCGTGATTCTTCCTTCAGCCCAGACATCGAGTTCTTTGACGGGATAGAGCGGGATACGCCCATTGTACTGCATGCCAGGCCCGCCGCCGACGCTCGCGAGCTTGGCCAGGGTGGCAACCGCTATCGTGATGCCAAACTTTTGAGCCAGATAGCCGGGAACCTCGCTACGCCGGAGTCGAGGAGCGATCGACATCAGTTGGCCCTCCCCCGGAGTTCCGCTTTAAGCCCAATGAAGATCTCCATCCTTAAAGTATCGATATCTTCAACAGCTTGAATGACGTTCTCGATGAGGTAACGCATAGCCTCAGCGTCCCTATCATCCAAGAAACGCTCGCTGAGCGCATCCATAGCCCGCAGGGTTCCGGATATCTTGTTCAATTGCACCTCGATGAGGGAGGCATCCGTATGCAGCACGTTCAAATCGTCGATGGAGGGCGGAGCTTCGGGGTTCATTGCACCACCCGCCCTCTCTTCCGCATCGAAGAAAGCGATGGCGGCGGCGAGCATCCGAATAGAGAAATCGTCGTCAACCTCACCGCACATCTCTCGGTGTGCCGCCTTTATTGCCGCTATGGCGCCGTCTCGCGATCTGGCCGGCTCGAACCAGTGCCGGAGTATGCGCCATGTTGGGCTGTATGTCGCTTCTGCAGCCGCGAACGCCTCGTCATCTGTGTCGTATGAGGCGGTGTTGAATGCATCTATTTGGCGTTGATATTTATCGATGGTGTCAAGGAGCGGATCGTGGGTGCCGATGCCATCCTTTATACCGCCCCTCGTTGCGCCATTGGCCGAACCGGTGATATTACTCTGCGTGTTCATGGTTTTCTCCTTGCAGGGAAATGCTATGACCAGGGTGCGGAGAGGTTGCAGCCTCTTCCGCGCCCGATTTTTTCATCACCGCACGAATGCAACGCACGACTTCCGAGTTCTGGGAACTCGCGTTCTCGCTCGCCTCGCGTTCAAGATAAGCCTTCACGTCGACCGGAAGGCGTATGAGCAATTTGCTCGTTAATGGTTTAGTCATCATACCCCCTCAAAATCGGCACAACTCGCACATGTTGTGCTGATTTGCATTCAATATCAGAAAGACATACAAGCGGCAACAGGTATGTGCCACTTGTGC